CTGTTGCCCCCGTAGCTCCAGTTGCTCCTGTAGGACCAGCAGGACCTTGAACACCCTGAACGCCTTGAACACCCTGAACGCCTTGCGCTCCCGTTTCGCCTGTTGCCCCCGTAGCTCCAGTAGCCCCCGTTGGACCAGGAACAGTTGAATCAGCGCCAGTGGGTCCTATTGGGCCCTGAATGCCCTGTGTGCCAGTCGCACCAGTCGCACCTGTGGCTCCCGTAGCGCCAGTCGGACCAGCAACTCCTTGTATTCCCTGAGGACCAGTTTCACCCGTAGCGCCCGTAGGTCCCACAGGTCCTTGTATTCCTTGAGCCCCAGTAGGTCCCTGAATACCTTGAATCCCCTGCGCCCCCGTCTCCCCTGTGGCTCCTGTGGCCCCCGTTACGCCAGTTGGTCCTGTGGCACCCGCAACACCAGTAGCCCCAGTTGCGCCTGTAGGACCAAGCTGAGTGTAGGTTACCTGTGTGATACCACAGATAGCAGATGGGGCGGCTGGGATGTTGTTAGCAGCTACTGCTTGAAGAGATATGTCTGTAGATTCGGACTGCCAGTATATCTCTATATAATCATTTGCAGCAGTAGATGTACCTACAAATGTTATAGTTAATGGGGCTTCAGAAGGTTCTGTAGAAGTTTTTCTAGGCTCTTGTGTGGTATGAATGGTAGAGTTAGCGTAATCACTTCCGTTAAGCTTTATCCAAAATTCACTTTCTTGTACAGCGTTTGAGGCATTTGTTATCTGAATGACACAAGTAAGTGTATATGTTCCTGGATTGGCAATAACTATCCTTGAATTGTTTTGAATAGATATTCCGTTTGACGTGTATGTCCCGTTAAACGTAATTGCCTGTGGAGTATTTATAGTGGCGATAGTCTGAGTAGACGAACTATAAAATGAACCATAGTAACCTATTGTTCCGCCAGCGCCTGTAACTCCAGCAACACCAGTGGCCCCAGTAGCTCCTGTTGCTCCAGTAGCTCCTGTTGCTCCAGTAGCCCCTGTAGCCCCAGTTGGTCCAGCCACGGTTGAAGTAGCACCCGTAGTTCCAGTCGCTCCAGTTGCTCCAGTAGGGCCAGCTACCCCTTGTGGTCCTTGTGGCCCAGTCTCTCCAGTAGCTCCTGTAGCTCCAGTAATCCCAGTAGCTCCTGTAGGTCCCTGAACTCCTTGAATACCCTGCGCTCCAGTTTCACCAGTAGCGCCTGTTGCCCCTGTAGCCCCTGTTGGTCCCTGAACACCTTGTATTCCCTGTGCCCCCATACCTCCTGTTGCTCCAGTAACACCTGTAACGCCGCTTGTCCCTTGAGCCCCAGTCTCTCCTGTAGCCCCTGTAGCCCCTGTAACTCCCGTGGGTCCAGCAATCGTTGATGTCGCACCCGTTGCCCCTGTCGCACCCGTTGCCCCTGTTGCTCCCGTAGGTCCAATCGGACCCTGTACTGTAGATGTAGCGCCAGTGGCTCCCGTAGCGCCAGTGGCTCCCGTAGGGCCAGTATCTCCCTGTACTCCCTGGATGCCTTGTATTCCTTGAATCCCCTGCGCCCCAGTCTCGCCAGTAGCACCTGTCGACCCCGTAGGACCAGTTGGTCCAACTACAGTAGAATCTGCACCAGTGGCACCCGTAGCACCAGTTGGCCCCGTAGCTCCTGTAACGCCAGTCGGGCCTGTAGGTCCCTGAACTGTAGAGTCAGCCCCTGTAGGACCAGTGGGACCCGTGCCACCAGTCTCGCCCTTGGGTCCGGAGACGGCGGGAACCTGTACATCAACTATATTACTTGATGGTACAGATACCTCTACGGATAACTGAGCGGGGGATGTTACCTCTACAATCATTTTAGCTGAGTTCGTTTATTTCTTGCTGGCATGCAGCTATGGCACCATCGTAACCAGACACATCAAAATCCATTTTAACCAACAAGTCTTTTGTAATTAAAAGATGTTGTATTTTTTGGTTCAAGCTATCTATTAACTGTTGATTGCTCATGTTATTCGTATAGATGCAAATTCCAGTTTAACTTATAATCTGCCGAAGTTGGACCTGAAGTTTTCCAACCAAATCCAAACCACATAGAGCCACCAGTAATTCCAAGCCCAGTAAGACCAATTGTATTTAAGGCTGTTATGATACTTGACGAAGTGTCAAGTGTAGACTCAGCAACACCAATACACGTGTAAGTGGACGATGATGTCCCTTCAGAAGCTACGGTTGGGCTATGCCATAAAGACATAAAAAATGTTTGATTTGTTACTGTAGCAGACCCCCAGTTCAAACCTCTTGTACTCATCTTTATCTCAGAAACATTGTGAGGAACATCCACAAGAGAGCCCTTGATACTGTATGGAATTGAACTATGGGTAGAGGAGTTGGGGGTAGGTGGAGTTCCACCATGATTATAACTTACGAGTTGTGTTAAAAGGCCAGTATTTGCGTCTGAGTAAGACGGACCAAAGGCGGGTGGAGTGTACAAAACATTAGTGGCTGTAGCGGCTACAGCATAAAAACCATTATAACTACTTGATTTTTTTGCTGTTGAAGAGCCAGTAGGCCCGGTAGTCCCTGTGCTTCCAGTTGCCCCTGTAGGACCTGTTCCGCCAGTTGCTCCTGTAGAGCCTGTGGGACCCATTGGTCCTTGAACGGTAGAACTTGCGCCTGTGGCTCCCGTAGGACCCGCTGGCCCTGTTTCACCTTGAACACCTTGATTTCCTGTAGGGCCAATAGGACCCTGGTCTCCCTTCACAGCAGGAACAGAGACCTCTATAATTATGTTACCAGACTCTATGATGCTGGTGGCCATTACACAACGGTTATATCGTCGTTTACAATAAACCCTCCTCTAACAATAGTCTTGTATGTTCCGCTTACAACTGACTGAATATCATACACATATCTCCCAGCAGGAATCTGCTTCATAGTGTTGTGCGAACCAGTTATAGTCACATTGCCGCTGTCATCAACCACAATAGGCTCAAAAGTTAAATTCGTAGTGGGGGCCTGTCCCTCTTCTTGTCTAGTCTCCTTTGCGTCTGGAGTGCTTATAACCACAGGCCCTTTTATCAAGGCTGGTTCCACGGAGGCAGGGTCTTGTACTGGCTGCTCTCTAACCTGCATCAAGAACGCATACCCAAGGGTAGACAATTCCATGGGGACGCCGTCAGAGTCCTTGAGTCTAAGGTTGAGCAAGAACGTGTCACCTTTTTTGCAGACTATGTCAAGCTTGTCGGCTGTGTCTAATGTAACCTTGTTGGCCATTATATTATGTTTGATTGTTTACGCTGTTCTATAAGCTTTGACTGTTCTATTGCCTGCTTCGTGACCCTCTCATCCTTTCTGTTTTCTTTGAAAACCTCTATCTTTTCCTTAAACTCTTTGTCGTCTGTCTTAAAGCCAAGCATGGCCTGGGCCTTAAGCATCTCAATCTGCATCCTGTTCTGATGTCTTACAGACTCTAATTGAGCTTCAAGCTGGGCCTGCAACTGCATCTTTTGAGCTTCAATCTGAGCCTGCATCTGCATCTCTTGCATCTTAGCCTGTGACGTTGCTTGAGCGGACTGCTGTTGCACCTGGGCCTGCATCTGTGAGTTCTGCATAGCCTGTTCCTGAAGTCTCTTCATACGCTTCTTGCGACGAGCAATCAACAGCATCTCAGCCTGATTGACGTCTTTCATATTGCGTATAGCTATGGCGTCCTCTATATCGAGTTCTTTCTGCTGAAGAGAAATCTGTATGTTTTGCTCCAGATACTGCCTGTCCTTGTCCTCCATGTCCTTCACCACCTGCACCCCGAAGTTGTACATGGGCAGGTCGCTAAATGAAGACAACACCCTCATGTTCTCCTTGCCTATGGCATTTTCATAAACTCTGAATATGACAGAATCAATAGGAAGTATCTGGATACACTTGACGACATCCTCACACACCTTCTTGAACAGAATCATGGAGGCGTTGGTTATGTCGTATATAGCATTGTTGGCTGCGGCCAGGGCCTGCTCTCTTACGCCAACAAGCGCCTCACCTTTAGGAGATGAAGCATCCATCACCTCATTGATTCCAGTCACATCACGAATCATCCTCAGGTAGTGATTGTATATACCTATGAGTTCGTTGATGTTTCTGATGCTGTTGCCAATCTCTCGAATCGGCGGGTTCTGGAATCCCCCTTCAGGGTTCTTGCTTCTGTAGTAGAACACGCCAGTCTGCTCGTAGATGTCGTGCAGGTCGAGGGGTTGTAGTTCACCACCCTTACCAAGCTGTACGTTCTCAAGACCCTCAATGTCTATGATAAGTCCGTCGGGCTTTGCCTTGGCTATGGCCTGCTGTATCTTTAGGTGTGTAAGCTGCAACATGTCAGCAAACCCTATACAGCTATCCACCATGCTTTTCGGCATCATCTGCATAAAGTTGGTGGAGATAGCAGAATAAGACATACGCGCCTTAGATATGTCGTGTACGTTCTTTGGTATGTTGGTGACCTTTCCGTACCCAAACAGGTAGTCGTCGCAGTCCAGTATGTAGCTGCCGCCGTAAACGGTGGCTATGGTCATCATGTGTGGCGTACGCTCGTACACGCTACCAGGTCTTTCCTTGTACTCAAACCCTTTGTAGAAGAAGTTCATATTACCGTACCTGCTCTCCTTCTCCTCAAAGTACATGTTGTCAACTGAGATAAACTCAAAGTCAAGGACATCTACCATGTACTCGTCGTAGCCGTATATGTTCTTTTTGAGCCTGTCGTCGTATTTGTACTTGTCTATGTTGGAAGGGTCATTGCCAGTCCTGTTTCTAACCTTATTGGCAATTTTTTTCAGCGTCTCCTCGTCAATCTCCCCGTTAGATATTCTTCTAAGTTCATCTATAGATATTCTCTTTATGCTTCCTGCATAGATGATGTCATCAAAGTTTGGGTCTTCTGTGTAGCTATGGACGAATCTCGAAGGGTCTATATACTCTAGGGCTATACCTGTATTGGGGTCGTTTCTACGTTTTACTACAGCCATGCCTATAGAGGCAAGGTCATTGACACACCTGCGGTACGTACCGTCGTTGAAGTTGTTCCAAGACAGCGTCATATTGGTGCCTATCTGAGCAGCAATCTCCGCATCTGTCTTTATGTTTGTCTCAAGCAATATCTCGGATTCTTCAAGGGTTTCTGGAAGTTGCTCTGGGTCTATGTCAAGCACAACACCTGTCTGCTGCTTAAGCTGTATAAGCCGCTCCCTGGCTTCAACCTGCATCTGAATCCTTTTCTTCTGCTCGTTTTTTTCAGAAGAAGACAAGGGGTCTACGGCCTCAAGATTTGGGTATGGGTCTCTCGAAAGAATCTTGTTAACCACAACCCGGACAAACTTTGGCAATATAGGAACCGGGGTAAAGTCTATGTTCAACAGACTGCCGTCATTGTTGTTGGGGTCAAGGGTGTGAAGCAGTTGCTTGTAGATGGAGGTGTCCTGCGTTCCGTTTGCGTAATTTCTTGAACGCTCAAACGTAGAGTTTCTCTTGGAGAACAATGATTTTGTATCATTTATCTTCCCCCATTGAGACTCTATAGCTTTTGCATACTTAATACCGTACTCCTTGGTGGCCTTTACAGAGGCGTCTGCCAAAGGGTCTGGAAATCCTCCTGTGTTCTTGTTTTCTTTATTGTACATTACGGCAGAGCGTATACTGCGCTATAACACAATATAACTCTGCAAATATAAATAAATCAACCCATGACCCTGTATCTACGCACAAATCTCTTGTCCTCAAATGACGTCACTGGCTTTTCCTTTGCTTTTTGGGCTGCAAGGAGCGCCAGACCGGAACTTATGGTCAAGTCAAACTTAGTGCGCTTGTCAATCTTAAACCCAATCCAGTCCTCCAGAGTTCTGTCAAAATACATCTTCCCCATCTCCCCGGTCTCGTAGTTTATTCCAACATGGTTGTGAACGTAAGACTCTATGGCTTGGGCATGTGCATGGATTATGTCCTGTGAGTTCGATGGAATCCCCTTGGTCTTCACGCTAGCGTTAGACCCAGAAATCTTAAGGTGTTCAGGTCTATCCATGATGTACCCATCGTATCCCCTCTGTTCGAAGTATCTGACTATACCGTACTTGTTGTTTTCTATCAGCAGCGGGTAGCCATAAAAGAAGGCGCACATAAGCACATCCTCGTAGAATATCTTGGCCATGTCAGGACGAGAGGCATACTCCACTACAAACATGTTAGACGGCCTATTCATGGAGAACTTGTTGTACATGTGGAGGGCCCCCTTAGAGCCCCTTCCGTCTACGGTGGCGTCGATGTCATAGGAGTCAACTCCGCCGCACCCATAGTCAGAGAACGGGGGGACGCGTTTCCCATGGGCCTCTCTTATCACATTTCGCTCTTCATTAGGGGGCATCCAGCAGACTCTAAATCTTCCGTTGACGTTAGGTGAAAACACAACCTTCTTGTCTTTCTCCTCCCATATAAAGTTGCCCTGTACAACGGGGTTGGGGTATAGTTCCTGGTTGTGCTCTATCTGCTCGTAAATCTTTCCTACGTTAAATATGCTACCCGAGATACTGTCTCTAAAAGCTTCGTCTTCGTTGAACGGGAACTGCCTGACTATCTCATTCATTTCTGAAGAGTCATGTTTCATGCTCTCTCGCTCGTTACGTAGAAAGTCTTTCGCGCCTATAGATGTCTGTCCACCATCTAAAACATCTACCTCTGAATCTGGTGTTTCTACTATGGGGTTGCCATAGGTGTCAAAGAAGCCTTCCAGGGCGTCGTAAGCCGGGACAAAAATCTTGTACAATCCGCTCTTGGTCCTTCCGTTGGCGTTACGTTCAAACGGGTTGCTGTCTTCCCACAATTTCTTGTACTGTTCACCCCCGTTCTGCATGGGGTTAACGGTGCTGCCAACCAAGGCCTTTCCTACAATCTTCTTACCAACAATAAGACACGTACGCTCTATCCTCCACGCCTCTCTGATGTCGGACGGAGCCTCCCATTTCCCGGCCTCATCCAAGTACAACAAATGAAGCTTTTCACCGTCGTATGCGTTGTTAGTGGTGTTCTTCCAGTTGATTATAGTGTTCAGGGCATCTCCAGCGTACGTGCTCTTGTTGCTCTTTGTTATCCTCTTAGACGGTTCTCTAAAAGCCAACTCCATCCTTGGGTTGGTGGTACCGTCTTGAATAGGCTTGAAAAAGAACGGGTAGTTTGTGAAAATCTGAACCACCTTCTTCATGAAGATGTTCTCCTGGGCGTCTTTACCGGTCTTGGACTGTATGCCTATCGTCTTGTCCTTGACCTGAGTTCCCTCGTCAACAAGGATAGAAGAGCATATGTTGGTGTAACCAGAACGGCGACACTTAGTATAAAGCTGACCAACACAACGCTCGTCAACCTCACAAGCAGCGAAATGAAGAAATATCTCACGTTGGAACTGTAGAAAATGCGGGTAACCTATGTCAATCTTAGACCACTGAAGAAACATGTAGTGCCTGCCTGTGACATACGTAGGCTCTCCGTTGTTGTAAAACCACACCCCGTTCCTCCTCCTCTTGTACTCCTCTTCTATATAAGGAGAAAACCTAGCCCTAAATTCTGGCGGCTTCTCCATCCACTCGTCCATAGACCTAATCTTCTCAAGTTCCTTGGGGACTGGCAACCTCGACCACTTTTGTTCCATTTTTGGGAACTCGTGAAACAGTATATCTCTTTTGGGTGGCTGCTTGGGTAAAACGACAAGAAGCCCGTGAAGTTCTATGACTTCGCCGTGGCTTCCGTTAGGGTCTATCTTTATTCCTTTCTCCTTGTAGCCCTCTAAGTCAACCAAACAACTCATGTAAATTTAAGTGCAGCTGCCGTTACTGGCAGGTTATCTGCAAAGATATGTTTAATGAGTTTTGCCAAATCCTGTATCTCTTTCTGAGCATGAGGGTCGTCACGAATCTGCAAGAAATGTATCCAAGAGCGTACGCTGCCCGTCATATGCAGCGTTGTTTTCGTGGCAAGAGGCAGCACAAATCTTGCCGTCTCACGAGACACCCCGGCTTCAATTAGGCTGTTGTACAGCTGCTCACATGCGGCAAACACCATGGCCACCTTGCTGTCAAGAACAACAGAGTTCATTGGCTCAACAGACGACTGCCTGTTTTTTACAGCCTGCCAACGCAACTCTACTGGCTCAAAGATGCCTCCGTCTTTTGACAGGGCATTGACGTCCTGGTATCTCTGGCTGAACTCCTGGAATGTAAAGCTTCTGTGTCTGAGAAGCTGTATGGCTATGGCCTTGCTGGTCTCTATCTCAAATGTCAGGTAGGAGTGCTCAAACGGTGACCAGTGCGCATGAGTTATGAGGTACTTTATGAGCGAGCTGTAATCCTCCTTCTTATTCTCGCGAGAGCTAGAAACACGCGCAACCTCGACAATGTGTTCTTCAGCATTGGGGGTGATGGACAATAGTTTTACTTTCATTTTATTCCCAGTAGATTTCTTCTCCTCTTAAGTAAAGTCTCTTCTCCTCTGCTTTTTCTTCAGAGGTAAAGTGTCTGTCCGTAAACAGACAGTAGTTATTTGGCATCAAGCAAAACTGACCGCTTTCAAGATTCACAAGATTAAGTGGCTTGTGCTCTTGCGGATACATGCTATACCCATCTTTCCAATCAACCATGATGCCTGTGTGTCTTCCTTTGCCAGTCCTGGTTTTTACTTCAAGGCCGTGAAGATAATGAACGTGCCACACATCCATGTCATCACCCATACACTTCCATGGCATCAGTTCTTCGTGAGCAAGTGAAAAGTCTTCTGTAGTGGAGACTCCGTGAAGCGGAAGTCCACTCCAATGAGCGCCAGTTTCAAGGACCACGTGACACAGCAAAACCTGATACTCACGACCATATACAGCATGCCATATACCCTTTGTAACGCCTTTTGGCATATTCGGACCAAGCATCTTGTTATCTACGTTTATGTAGAAGTGATGCGGGAGGTTTGCGTGTTTGCTCACAAGAGTTTTACTTTCATTTGATTTATGACCGTGATGGTTTTTTACTTCATTAAATCGTTATTGCAGCTATAATGATGCAATTCTGCTTCATTTGCATCAACAATCAGGCATTATGCTCAAGGATAATTCCCGAGTTTGGCCGTGTTTTACTCCCGAGTTTGGCAGCCAGGGTAGGAGTCGAACCTACATTCAGTGGCATAAAGCCAGCCATTCTACCAGTTGAACTACCTGACTATATAGAGCTTCTGAAAGGAATCGAACCCTCAACCTACTGAGTACAAATCAGTTGCTCTACCAGTTGAGCTACAGAAGCGTGAATCATTTTTAGGGACACCGCTGATTTTCTATCGAATACCTTAATCGGCTTTAAATGATTAAACCCTTCTTGCAATCACAATTTGTGACATCAAGAGTAGGGGCGACAGGACTCGAACCTGTGACCTTGATGATATAAGCATCCTGCTCTAACCAACTGAGCTACGCCCCCAGTTAATCGCACCTGTTTAATCGTAGAGGTGCAGAACGCGAAAAAAGACCAGCACGTCAAAGAATTGTACGCCCGACAGGATTCGAACCTGTGACCCACAGCTTAGAAGGCTGTTGCTCTATCCAGCTGAGCTACGGGCGCAGATTGTCAGAAGTACAGGTGGTACCAAGCCTGGTTGCCGATGCGGTCAGCCAGCAGCTGGAAATAAAGGTGAAGAATCATTTTAATTGAATTGGTGTAGCGCCCTGTGCAGGAATCGAACCTGCCGCGTCCGAGTATTAGTCGGGGCTCCCGTGAGCTTACAGGGCTAGGCCAGTTAGGCCTTTTTTCTGTCTGGGATGATTGCGTTAATCATGGAATCAAACAGACCGAACACTTTGTTATCTCTCTCAGTTGGGGTGAGGTTAACAACAATCTTCACCAACGCCAGGAAGACGATGAGAAGTTCGGTGATGATTCCAGGAGTGAACCATCCAGACTCAGCGACCGCTTCGTTCGGTGCCGTCTGAGCAACTGTTGCAGAATCTGCAACGGCTGCCATAGTGTCCATCACCACTGGCAATGAATCAACTACAGTTGCAAGGGTATCAATCATATTTTAGAGGGTTTCCGTTACTACTTGCTGTTTCTCTTGGCGGGCCTGTTGTGGGCCCTGTTCTTCGAGGCGCTAATGTAGCCAACAATCTTCCCATTGGAACCATGTGCGGCATCTTTTTTATCGCCGTTCCCATACGTGCCGTTGTCACGGTTGTACTTGTTCAGTTCCGCACGGTACTTCTTGGCCTCTGGCTTAGACCCGTACTCCTCGTACTCTTTCTTGTAGTTACGCTTTTTCGCCTTCACCCTGCAAAGTTACGGAATCGCCTCCTTTGCTCTGATTGACAAGTCGTATCCACTCAGATATGTCCGCCCTGATTACATCCTTCAGTTCGCTTGAGTTAGACGAGGACGACATCTCTGTA